GTTCTGGACGTTGAGAATAGGGGATTCAAGGATAGGAATATGATATAATTATGATGGGTTAAGGAAGTTTTTGAGCGGCAAAAAAAGGTTTTGGATTTTTTGGGAATTCCACAGGATTTTTAACACGGAGTTCTGGATTTTTCACGCGGCAAAATTTTTAGAATTATTAAATAGATTCAACAAGATAAGTAAAATTTTACGCCCTCCGCCAGTTCGCCACCTGTCCCAGATCGGTTCCCCAATAGTTTGATACCCATCCCTTAAAAGTTCCCCAATCACAATAACCTTAATATTTCCAAATCGTTTATCGGTTCCCCAATCAGTTCCCCAATCCCAGACCGGTTCCCCAATAGAATATAGAACTTTGTGAAATTTTTTTAAGATTCGGTCACTTTTTTCTCAAAGGTGGCGGCTCGTTTCCCCATAATTGAATGGCGGTGAAAATTTGCTTCTTTTTGAGATCATATATTAAAGAATGAGAACCGTCGGGTAACTTAATCATCCTTTCAGTTAAATAATCCCCGGTTGAATGCCAAGCAACAGCCAAAATAGTACACTTTGGAGGGATTAATTTAATTAATCTCTCAAGCTCCGATCTCAGAAATGCCTCCGCCTGACGACTTTCTATTTTATCATAAAAAACAATATGAAGGGTGCTGGTATTGCCGGACCCCTGGACGGGTCTCTTATATTCGATCAAATAAAAATGGGTGGTAGGGGATGGATCTCGGGCCAATACGACAGGTACGGTAAAAATGAACAAAAAACAAATCACGAACAGAATTAATTTTCTCATTCTAATCGCCTTCTTTATTTTCATTCTCTTTTTTGTTGATCCTTATAGCCTCCAGGAAGGCCTTAATATTGGCCTTCAGGGCGTCGATCATCACTTCATTCTCACTCTCTAAAATTTCCTTCACATTGTCGAGGAGTTTTTTGGTGGAGGTCGGAAGAATTTCATACTTGGCCTCCGCCTCCTTAACTATCAAATATTTTTTCTGCTCATCTTCTGATCCATAAAGGATATAGTCACTCGAAACTCCATAAGTCTCAGTGAGTTTTATTAAAAAATCACGAGATGGTTTACTTACACCACGCTCGATTTCGGACAAATAAGCATCCGAATATTTAATTGCATTCGCCAATTCTCTCTGAGTTAGGCCCTTTTCCTTCCTAAATTCCTTAATCCTTTCGCCTGATTCCATAAATTTTTCTTATTCAAGAAAATAATACTTGACAATAATTCTGGAATTTGCTAATAAACATGTTCATGAAACCGATTGAGATCCGAATTCTTATTATGAGAACTGGGACGAGCCAAACCCAAATTGCAAGAGATCTCGGAATCACACAGGGCTGCGTGGGTCAGATAATACTTGGAGTGCGCCATACAAAGTGGATCCAGGAAGGCATTGCAAGGGCCGTTGGGAAACCCGTTGAGAGACTCTGGCCTAAACAAAACAATAAAAGAAAGGCGGCGTAAGATGATGATTACTTTTCTGAAACGGAAATTAGAGAGGTTCATAATCAATCTCATCATTCGCGACCTTCAGAGGCACGGACAAATATACAGGCATTTAAGAATTTCTTTGCCTTCTTCAGAGCCAATTTTTCTAAATCGATCAAATCCATCGACGAGGTGTCCTTCGGGAGCGAAACAATAACGGTGCATTGAGGCAGCGAATCTCCTGTCCCGATAGGGTTAAACCTGACATGTGCGACGATCTCATTTTCCAGGCAATAAACTTGATAAAGATAAGAGACGATTTTCATATCTCTCTCCTTTCAAAAAGAATGGGGACTTGTTCCCCTGGGGAGGCCGTATGATCTGCGAAACTCTGACCAGGGGATCCGGATCTGCGGCCTCTTTTTTATTGAAATCATATAAATTTTTTTGATCAAAATCAATAGCAATTTTATGAAAAAATTTTGCCATCCTGACCAACTTTCCTTTCTTGATCTTCTGGCGGACCTGAGGCCAAAAATATCGATTTCAATACTTCATATTGACCTTCTTTTTCGGACGACCATTGCAAAGGCGATCAAAGAATCGAACCTTTCGCGAATACAAATTGCCGCCCGGATGTCCGAGGCATTGGATATTGAGATTACAAAGACAATGCTTGACTCCTGGACCGCCGAGAGCCGTGAGGGAGTCAACCGCTTTCCGGCCTGTTATCTGCCTGTATTTTGCGATGCCACTCAATCAATCGAGCCTCTAAAAATTTTGGCCGATCTGAATGGATGTTTTGTGATCCAGGGACCGGAAGCCCTCGATTTAGAAATGAAGAAAATTGAGGACCAGGAGAAGGAGCTTAACGAGAAAAAACGTGCCGTCAAGGCGATGCGTCAGGGGATGAGGAAATGAATCCAATTGCGGAATGCGGATTGCGGATTGCGGAATTAAAATCCCCAAAAAAATTAGTGGATACGGAAGAGGCGGCGAAGATTTTGGGAGTGACTTCCAGGGCCATAAGGAAAAAATTTACAAAAGGCAAATTGGAAGGCGAATTTCGGGCCAATAATCGTGGCGGAAAATCCGGGATGAAACTTTACGTATATATAAATGATCCTTCGACAGGCTCAGGACGGTGTCCAGATAATCCTTCGATAAGTTCAGGACGGTGTCCAGATGATCCTTCGACAGGCTCAGGACAAGGTTCGGATTGTGAAAACGCTTCACAGGGTGATGATGAGCAAATTGAGATCCTGAGCGGAGCTCAGGATGACAAGAAAAAGAAACAGGATGACAAGAAAAAGAAACTCCGCACCCGCATCCACCCTGCACCAGTTCGCTGCAAGGTAAACCGTGGCGAACCCGGGTGCCATGTAGTCACGCCGATTCAGAATGGTGAACCCGTTCTGGGAGATGGGGAAATGGGGAAATGGGGAGATAGGGAGGAAAACCCACCCACTAATAATATACCAATAAGTAAACTTGACTCGAGTCAGAATGTAAACTCCCTCGTTTCAGTGGGGTGTTCTCAGAATAGACCCTCTGGGAATGGCGACCACAACAAAGCGGGAGGCGAGGGAGTAGCAGTTATCGAGGCCCCGCCGTCTGGAAACTCATCCCTCCTTGGCCCACCCAAGGAGCCCTCGCCAGACGGCGGGGCGATCTCAAATCTTCCGGCCATTGTTGGTAAAGGAGTTTCCGTCAACTCTCCCAAATCCCTCCGCATTGCCAACCTCCGGTTCGCCGTGATCCAGGCCTTTAACGAAGAGGCAGCCAAAAATCACCGGCCGCGCAAAGAGATCATCCCCAATTTCCTATCATTATATAATAGCGGCCATCTCCTTCCCGATATCCACTCCGAGATCAAACACATTAAACGCTCCACACTATATAATTGGCTCCAACTCTGCGAGCAGGGCGGGATCGATGCGCTAGTCCCGCAATACCGGGGCGTGCAGGGATCAGAGATTCTTTCGGGCGAAAGAGACTACCTGCTTAAATTCCTTCTCAAGGACAACAAGCCAAAAATCTCCGATGGCATCAGGGAATGCAAACGCTATCTCGGGCAGTACTCCACTTCGGGACCGTCGTCGCTCAGGCGATTCATTAATCAATTTAAAACTCAGTATCACGACGTCTGGACGCTCAGGCGCGGCGGAGAGAAGGCCTGGAATGACGAAGACGCGCCCTATCAAGACCGCGATCCTATGCTCCTAAACGTGGGCGATGTCGTGGTGGCAGATGGTCACAAATTGAATGTCTCCGTGGTGGATCCTCTCACCGGAAAAAAACGGCGGGCCACATTGGTGCTTTTCTGGGATTGGAAAAGCACTTATCCGCTCGGATGGGAGATCATGTTCTCCGAAAATATCCAGTGCATCGCCGTGGCGCTTAGAAATGCCCTGCTCACACTCGGAAAAATTCCTGGAAACATCTATATAGACAACGGGCGAGCCTTTCTCGCAAAAATATTCACCCGAAAAATCAGAATCGAAGAGACCGAGATCCCCGGAATGATTGCAAGACTCGGCTCCCAATACCGCAGGGCCATGCCCTATCATGGGCAATCCAAACCCATCGAGCGATTCTTCCTTATTATTAATGATAGATTGGAACGGCGACTGCCTTCCTACATGGGTTCATCCATAAAGGATAAACCCGCCTATCTTTTGAGAAACGAACCCCTGGCAAAGCAACTGCACGACAATTGGGTCCCCACGGTCGACGATGTATTCAATATTATGCTCCAGTGGCGGGAAGAATATATCGATGAACCCAGGCCCCGGCGCCAGGGGCTTACGGCCAGGCAGATCTTTGACGAGGGTAAGGGCGCGGGCCTCGATCCGAAGGCCCTGTGCTTCCTAATGATGGCAATCGAAGTCAAGAGAGTGAGCCGCAGCCGATTCACTTTTGCTGGTGTCGATTGGGAAGGCCCCTGCATCTACGGATTCAAGGGCCGCGTCATTATCCGCTATTCTCTCTCTGATTTCAGCAAAATTTATGTCTTTGATATCAACGATCGCTACATGATGGGAACAGTCACGCAGTGCGGCAAGGCCGATCCCATCAAGGACTGGCAGGCGGCCAAGCGGATTGTCGCCGAAAGAAGAAAACTCAAAAAAGGCAGCAAAGAATTCGCTGCGTTTCTCGTCGAGGGCCGAAAAAATCCCGACCTCATCGAATACATTGAAGGTGAGGAAGTCAAAAAGCTGGACGATAAACGATCACCGTTTCCTGACAGCGGGGACAGGCAGGTTGCGACAAGTGTTCCGGCCAGGGCGGATGAGCTTCCGTCTAATGTCGAACAGACCGAGCGTCCTCGCTGGAAATACGATTACGAGAAATACGACTGGCTCATGGAGCAGGACGAATTGACTGAGGCCGACCGCAAATGGATCGATGATTATAGGGCCAGCTCCTCACTGTATAAACATATAGTATTTGACGATGCTGAAAAACTTGACCAAAAAGTCACGGGGGTAACCAATGAGAGACCATTTTGTAGTGACCAAGTCGATTAAGAAATTTCAGGATGGGATCGATCATATCAACCATAAACTCAAAGGCGTCGAGCGGATGCTTCTTGCAACCGGGGAGCCGGGCCTTGGGAAGACCGAGGCGGCCATACACTACTGTGCCATGAATGGCGCGGTGCTGATCCGCACACTCGAGATGATGACCGGCTCCTGGACGCTCCGGACCATCGTCTCCGAGCTCGGGGGGTCCCCTTATTACCGGTCTGACAAAAACTTCGAGCTCATCAAGCAGCTCCTCGCCAGCAAGCCCCGCACCATCATCTTTGACGAGGTTGATCGCTTCACCCGAAAGCCCGAGATTCTTGAGACACTTCGCGATGTTCATGACGTCTGCCACTGCCCGATGGTCTTTATCGGTGAGGAGATGGCCGATAAAAAGCTGATGAACAACCGCCGCCTCTACCGGCGCTTCGTCGAGATCGTGCGGTTCGAGAAACTCGATACCGAGGGAGTCAAGAAATTCCTCGAGGATATGAGCACGATCAAATACCAGACCGATGCGGTCGACCAGATCGCTAAAGACAGCAACGGGAAGATTTCAGAGATCATCACCATGATTCATCACTCGGAGAATTGGGCGAGCCGAAACGGCGAGAAAAGCATATCCGCAAAGGATTTGAGATGATAAGCCGGAAGCAGATCATCAAGAACATCATCTTAAAGCGCCGGGGATTTTTCTCGCTCGATAAGATCGTTGCGGAAACTCATTTTCCCCGCAGCGCCGTCAAAAAGATCCTCGCCGGCTTCGTCGCCGAGAGGCTGATTAAAGAGGCCAGGAAACCCGGATCAATAGGCCATCCTGGGATATACCGGGTGAACCAACCTGAGGAGGGAGAGGGAATTGCACTCAATCGGATGTGGATAGTTATTCGTTCCAAGAGAGAATTCGAATTGGCCGATCTTATCAAGTTGGCAAACGTGAAGCGCGAGACGGCCCGCTCATTCATTAAGGCGCTTCGAAAGGGCGGATTCATCAGTCCGAACAAACCCACTGGCCGAGGTGTCTTCTGGACACTCATTAAGGACGTGGGGCCAAGAAGGCCGTATATCGGAGATCAAATCAAAAAAAGATAGGAGGTGAACAATGCCAAGAAAAAATAAAAATGCCGACTATTCTCATCATACACCATTTCGAATTGAGGACTATCAACCAAGGGGCTCGTGTTTAAATGTGACAAATCCGCCACAGGGAGGATCTGGAGTAAAGACGAAACCAGAGGAAATTGTCAGGGAATTCCGTGTTATGGGTCATGGTTTTAGGATTGAATCGGTCAAAGAACCTGTATCAAAACTTGAGCGGGCGATCAGAATCTTCCTTCTGATCACAGTAGGCTGGGCGATTGGATATTTACATCATTTTTTAGCAACCTATTAAGAAGGGCCGCCCTCCGGGGTGGAACCCACTCCGGGGTGGAACCCGGCTCGGAAGAATCCTGGCTCGGAGAGAGAGAGGCATTTATGAGAACCTATTTTAATCACATTAAGTTATGGCTTTTCCGCTGGAGAGAAAAAAGAATCGTAAGAGAAAGACTGAGAAAGCTGGCCTCCGGCCCGGATAGGCCTATGGCTCGGAGGGCGCAGGACTATGAATGAAGATCTCCGATATTATCTCGAATGTCCGTTGAGGAAGGGTCGGCCAAGGATCGCAGTCACGGTCTGCCATAAACAGCGATGCATGTTCCTCGGCTCCGAAAACGGCAAACTCAAATGCGATTACGGGAATCCGAACCTTGCCCCAGGGAAGCGCCCCAAGGTCAAAAAAATCTCACGTGATGGAGTGGTCTGAGATATGAAATGCCGGCACTGTGGAGGCACATTGATTTTTGACGAAGGTTGTTTCCCCCACGGCCCGGAATGGAAATGCTCGATGTGCGGCCGTCGGCCGCAGGGAGGAAAAGTTATGGCAGAAGAAAAAAAGACCTGTATCAAATGTAGCGGGGAGTTTCCAAAAGATGAAGAACACTTCCAAAGGAGTAAGGTCACCAAAGATGGCTTCGAAGGCCAGTGTAGAGATTGTCGAAAAAAATATTTTGAAGATTATCGAAAGAAGAAACGTGGCGCGGCGCCAAAGAAGGCAGGAGGCAATTGGGGGCGGCGGATAATCCATCATCGAAATCAAAATGTCGATCCTCCCGCAATTCCAACCACCAGGGCCACTCCAGCAGAGATTCTGATTGCTCTTCGCAGGGGCATGGCCGAGGAAATCATTGCCATGATCCAGGAGAGATACGATCTATGAGCGGCGTTCAAGACAGAGTCAAAGGATTTTTGGAGACGTGGCAAATAATAGGCAATCAGGGATGTCATTCTGAGGCGATAGCCGAAGAATCTCTGAATTGTCACTGTTGCGGCGCCAAACCCTCTGACGGCAACTTCGCCGTCATCGATGGGAAACTCTATTGCTTAAAATGCAAACCAAAACCATGAAAGTAAAAATCCACGGGCCTGAAAAAGAATGGGGACCAATAAGACAGGCGATTTTTTGGATGGCGTTCTGTATTCTGCTTACTCTGGCCTCTTTTGAGGCGGGATGGATCCTCAGAAATCTCCAAATAGATGACACGCAAAAGAGGGTCCTGAAACTCGAAACCAAATTCACGGACCACGATGGAAGGATCATTTCTCTTGAGGGGCCTCCAAGGAAGGGGAAATGACACCGGCAGGATATTTCTGGACTTCATACTTTGCGATCTTAGCCATCGGAATCTACTTTCTGATCCAATGGCTGTTTTAAATCTGTGTAATCGTGTTCTTAAATCGGAGTAATTAGCGAAGAATGGAATTAAATAATCTCGAATCAATCATTCTGCGATTCCTCGAGGCTCATCAGGGCAAGGATTTTTCCATCTCCCGAGAAAGGCTCGTCGAAAAGATTAATGAAGATTGCCCTCTATTTCCTTATAGTGAACGCAGGATTCGCGCCACTATCAAACATCTCACCACGCAACATGGTGTCGCGATAGGATCTAAAGGGGGCAAAAACGGCGGATATTATATCTGTACGACACCAGAAGAAATCGAAGAGGTCGCAGAATATTACGATGGTATCGGTTTATGCTCCCTTTTTACTTCTTCCAAACTCAAGAAAATCGAAATGAGGGATTACTTAGGTCAACTCTCAATGAGATTCGGAGGATGATATGACACTTTCTGAAATCGAAGTATTGGCGAGGCAGTTAGCAGATGCGAGGTTGAATTTAAAAGAAGGTCTCGATGAACTCGAGTCCGAGATAGCGGCGATCAAAAAGAAGTTCATGCCGGCGATCCGCCGGGCCATCGAAAAGGCCGCCCAAAGACACGAAACCCTGAGAGGGGCCATCGAAGAGGTTCCGGACCTATTTCAGAAACCCAAGACAGTAATCTTTCACGGCATCCGCCTGGGTTATCAGAAAGGGCGCGGCGAGATCATCTGGGATGACACGGCTCAGGTCATAAAACTCATCAAGAAAAATTTCCCCGATTCGGTCGACGTGCTCCTGAAAATCACGGAGACGCCAATAAAGACGGCATTGGCGCAACTCTCGGTTGCCGATCTCAAAAGGATCGGGGTCACCGTGGTCGAGACAGGTGATGAGGTCTTCATCAAACCGACGGACTCCGAAATCGATAAACTCATCAATGCACTTCTGAAGGATGAGGAGCTTAACAAAGCCGCATAGGTGATTCTATCATCCCTGCGAAAGCAGGGATCCAGGGGAGTGAACATGGAACCCTTCGCACAATTAGGAAAGCGACCAAAATTAAGGCCGAGTCCAGGAAGCGCCGGCGCGACATCCAGAAGGAAACGTCAGGCATCTCCACGCGACCGACTGATCATGTTTCAGATTCTCAACACACTATCCAATTTTGGGCAATCTCTGTACCAGATCCCATTCTACCGCCAGCGAGGCCAGAGATAATATGCCCATCCAAAAACTCTTAGCCAAAATTCACATCGCCAAAAAGGAACTCGGCCTCGATGAGGAGGCGTATCGGGGCGCCCTGGAAAACGTAACGGGAAAGCGTTCGGCGGCCGATCTCACAAACGAGCAGATATTAAAGTGCCTCCGGCATTTCAAAAATTTGGGTTGGATTCCGCAATCCGCAATCCGCAATCCGCAATCGAAGAAGTATGACGACCAAAAAGGCGATATCTATTCGGCCACACCAGCACAAAAAAGAATGATCGAGGCCATGTGGCATGATATTTACTGGGGCAATTCCGAAACCAAACATCTGAGACAATTTTTATTCAACCATTTTAAAGTGAGCGATATAAAATTTTTGGAACGCAAGACGGCGCACAATGTGATCGAGGCGCTCAAGGCGATCAAAGATCGCCGAGTTGCTTGAGTTACTTGGGTCCTTTGGGTTCTTTGCCTGCCGCAGGAACCCAATAAACCCAACAAACTCAATAGACACAAGGAACAAAAAAAGATGCCACTCTGTAAAAAATGCGGTGTGGGGATCGAGAAACCCTATAGATATTGTGACGCCTGCGGCGACGAGATCGCGGCCTCGCAGGGTCAGTTGCTTCGACGGGGAAGAGTAGTCGAGAGACGTCTCAAGGCGGAAGCCGACGAGAGCGGCAACCCGAAGATCTATACCGCCGCAGAGTGCAGTCAGGACTTTTTGAAGTCCCTAATACCAAGGAGTTGATTTTGGAGACCATTCATTGCAAAAAATGCAGACGTAAACTGATGGTGGGGAAGATCGTAAAAATTGAGATCAAGTGCCCAAAATGTGGGTATGTCAATAATTTCGAGGTTGACAAAAAAATTAAACACCTGTATAGTGGGAACAAATCAGGGATAGAGCGGTTCGACCGCCAACCGTAATCCTTCGGATATCGGTCATCCCCATTTAATAGAGGGCTTCGAGCCCCTGGCACATTTGGATGTGGACGAGGAAAACCCGACACATTCCGATGAGTTCAGGGGCTTTTTTTATTTCCCTGCACCACGTAGGATGCAGGGTTTATGGACACAAAATGATCATACTTCGCGATCCCAGATTATTGAGTCCGCCCACACAGATCCTTTGGCAGAAGCAGCAGAATATCATCCTGGAATATCGGCTGCCGATAAAGACATTTGAGACGAAAAGAACCCCAGAAAGACAGAAGATTTGTTTCGAGACTGGGGCCAGCAAAACGATGGATTCAAACCATCTCGACAAAGGCGGGGGAGCGGAAGCCTGGGATGTGGCCGAGTGGCTTAACGGCAAATGGTCCTGGAAGGATATTTTCTTGTTTCAAGTCTTAGGGATTCTAACGTTAAACCTCATCAAAGGGATCCGCTGGGGCGCCGACTGGAATGGAAAAGAATTCTGGTTTGACGAGAATTTCCGAGACTACGGCCATTTTGAAAGGCTTCCGGCCCAGAGGGATGGCCTCCAGCCCGGAGGGATATTGACATGAGTGAAAAACTGGCAAAAGAGAGAATCGATGCCGCCCTGAAAGAAGAGGACACCCTTGACCATTTGCTCGTGGCGCAAAATCAAAAAATCAGAGAATCGATCGGAAACTATAAGTTCTGGCTTGCCATCGAGCTGCGAAAAGCCCACCAGGAGATCTTCAGGCTCATCGAGGAGAGAGATCTCCTCATCAAAGAAAATTTAAAGATGAGGAATCAATTGTTTCACATCAAAGACTCTTTTAAGTAGCCGCAACCTTTAGGTTGAGAGGGAGGTCCCCGATGAAATTCGAAACTATCTTTGGGAACGATAAGAATTGGGTCATCATGGCCGTCTTCGGCCTGGGGATGTATTCACTCTATATGCTCGGCATCGACGCCAAGGAGATCATCACCAACGTCGTCTCCGGCTTAATGGGGATTGCGGTCGGTCAGAGCATGGCAAAGGCATAAAAAATGAGCATCCAATCCAAACTTGACCAGGTTATGGTTGACTCTCCGGCCATCGAGATAGACAATTCGTTTAAGGGCCTCTTCATATCCGATCTTCAC